CCTGCAACGAACAGGCACAAGCACGGCTGGCCGTGTCGTGGCGTGTGTGTCTAGGCTCGTTGGGTGCCTATGCCGTGCTCCGTGTCCACAGGTGCTACTCGCACCGGATGACGGCTGTTAGGTGAGCTCTCTAGTTGTCGAGGTGCTAAAGCACTGTAGGGACACCGTGCTGTGTTGTGTCACTTAGTGTGACAGCTTTCGGATTGGCTCGGCTGGTTGGCAATCAATCAGCAGCGTTGCCTCTTCAGTTGTTTCTTAGTTGAAAGCTTGAGATCTCTCTCACCTTATCAGGAGAGATCGATAGCTCAACTATCAAAAGAAACTAACTGGTTCAGCCTATCACCAGCCATCGGTGGACAGTCAGCCAAAGTGTCACATCACCTCATCAAACTCCAGTCATTGCAGTGGTTATCATCGTTGCTTATCAATCGATTGGTCATTCATTAGTATCAAAGATACTAGCCGACAGATCACACAACACGCGCACCACATGCACAGGCGCGGTAGTTAGAACGGGCGCACGAGGCAACATCAGGGTCCAATAGTGAAACTATTGTGCCGATTCAAGGGGTGGCCATGGGGGTTGCGGCCTTGCACGCACGTATATAATAGGCTTCAGAAATTTTTGTCAAAATTTGACTTACTTGTTACATAACAAGATTTACAAGTTACCTCAGTAATAGGATAAGCCACATTAACTTTGACATCCTCACCACACACTTTACAATGCATAATCTTGACATCAGGCATAGGAAAGTCCATTAGAGTTTACCTCCTACAACTCCATTGTGTACAACTTTACCATCTTTAAGAGTGTCTCTAAGCAGCTCTTCTGTCCAGAATCGACACTCCCATTCTGTACCGCTGAATATCAACTTATTACCATCTTGATCGTATGATTGGAAACAACCATGGATAGGTAAGATCGTATAATTCATGTAATCATCTTGGTGTTGTCATTTGGTTCTTCATGAACTTCAGGACCGAAGCCATGCTTTTCAATGTACTTACGGTACTCATCATTGTCTTTATCAGACTCTGATCCGTATTTCTCTACCATTTTGTAACACCAGTCACGGATGTCATTAACACTAGGAGTAAATTTAGCGATACCAAAAACACGACCTACTTCTTTAGGAGTAAAACGTATACATGCACTATTTTTGTAGAACACTCGGAACCAATTGGGTCCGATCCTTGTCCGCATGTATGTCACGTTGCAGTCGTTCGTATTCTTTTCGTAAGCGTACTCCATCTTTTTCTTTACTATAGGGTGGGTTAGTTTGGAAGTCTTTTAGATCTTGTATATAGGGAGGAAACCATGTATGTACCCGTACGCATTGACTCCAATTGGCGGGACTTAATATACATGATATCACTATTATCTCTACAAACTTAGATACGTGATACAGGCTAGTTAACATACAAGTTTATGTGTGTCTTTTTAGATGTCCATCCAGCGGACATAGGTAAAGGGGAGAGTTTGATGTCTCCCCAATCACAAGAGGAGTCCACCCTTCTCCCCCTGTATACGGTAGGGGTTAAATTAAACCCAGTTAGCAAAAGAAGTTTTACCTCTTGCTTGTCGTTGTTGTTCAGCAGTCATACCGAATGCCATTGCATTAGCAGATTGTTCAGGATCTTCTAGGAAAGCTTCTAGCATCTGGTTCCACTCTTCACGTTTACGTGCTTTAATTTCTTCTTGTGCAGAGATACCAAAGGCGTCTGTAAAGTACTTCACGCCTTGTGCAAGGCAGTCAATTCTATCGTCATGACGGATTGCACCTTTCTCTCTACACATGCGGCTCATTTGGTAGAAGAGCATGTAGAGAAGGCGGCGTTCAGGTGCCTCATCGGGGTTAGATTTGTAATCCCAGTCAATGACGCTACGATCAATAACCAGCCGATGTTGGTTAAGAACAGGCTCCAAAGCATCGATGATACGATCTTCTTTTCTGACATTTGCACGGGTTTCCTCAATACCAAGATTCATTGAAAGGTTTTGGATGTGCTTTTTAAATAGCTCAGCAACGATGCCATCACCAAAGTTACTTTCTATAAGTAATTTACTGACGTTTAGTTTTTTACATCCTTTTAGAATGTCCAGTAACGTGTTGTCTGAGTATCCATCTCTGTAAGCTCGCATTTCATGCACGTACAGAAAACCATTTCGCTGGGAGATATAAGCTGCCGTTGTCTCATCTGAACCTCTACCCGATGGATCAATTGAGCAGATTGTTTCGGCGTAAGGAAGCCACTCTCCTTGGAGCTGCATTGGACTGTAGAAATAATCTCCAGGTAGTCCGACAGCTGGCGCGTCTTTGATAATGTTTTGGGGGTCTGAGCACCAGACGATTGACTCAGGACACTTAGTAGGATTAACAGAGGTGACGATAAGGTCAGCCATCTTAAGCGGGAATTTTTCAGCATCACTAAGGCTCGTATCTAACATAAATTGTAGCATGAAGTTAGATCGGCCCATAGCCGCTTCACGCTCAACTAGATCTTCATCTTCAAATCTATCATCAGTTACACCCCAGGATTCTGCTCCGGTGTCAATATCGGCTTGAAGTTGTGGTGCAAGTAACCCTTCATAATTACTGATTTTACGGGGATAACGTGCTGGCCACACGAAAGGGCGATAATTCCTTTCTGCAAGCTTTCGGTAGACGGTAAAGACGGTCTGAGGAGTACCAAGGAACATAATTCTGCTATCATCTTTCGGAGTAAGGATAGATTCTGCTTCGGTACACAGTTGTAATAGTTTAGAACGCATGAGCTCAGTCATGCTGTTACCAGGAACCTCAATGTCGTCCAGAACGATGAGATCTGCGCGGCTTCCGGTTAGCTGACCAGTGATGCCGACGCTTTTCACGCTCGGTGCCTGGTGGGGAGAGCACATCACATCGAAGCTTATTCTGGACCACCTTGCATCGTCTGATTTCGGGCGTAAATGAGAAAGCCATGGCGTTTCAATGATTAGTTTTTGTAAAAAGATGGACATATTATCTGCTCTCTCTTTAGAGGCAGAAATGATCATAATCTTCTTTTCTGGGTTATTAAACAACGTCCAAAGCACGAATGCTCCGGTAATCCAAGATTTACCGACACCACGGAAAGCTTGAATCTGTAGTCGTTTTGGCCCATGCTGTAAATAGTCAGCAATTGCGTATTGTGCGCGGGTGGGCTGAGGAAGGTCAAGCTGCTGCCACAGAGCCTGCAGAAACAGCTTGAAATCGCCTTGTAGTGCTTCTACTACGGAAGGCTTCCTCGGCGCCGCTTTACGGCGTCTTGTAGGCATTAACGTTGTCCCATTAAATAGAACATGTGTTCTTGAATCCGTTGTTGTTCTTCAGCAAACTCTTTGATGTAGTCTTTACGGTCTTTTAAAGACAACCCTTTAAGAGTACCGTCTCTTTCAATGTAACCATGTTCTTTCATCCAGTTGTGCAAAGAAAGATGTACATCATCAGGAAGCTTAGCAGCGTTACCACGGTGGTTACCCATAAAGATACCATAGTATTGCTCTAGGTAGCGTGTAAGGGCTTGTTGTTGTTTTTTAGGTAACCCTTCATACAAATATCTAGAACGAGCAAGGCCAGCAATATGATGCATTTCATATTTAGTATCTGGCTCGTTAATTTCGTCAGGGTATTTAGTTAAAAAATCGTCTTGTGAACGGCCAGCTTTTGTTTGTGCTAAAGCTTCGTCAGCACGCCGTCCACCTTGTGCAGCAACGTTAGCGTATTTGTTGCTTTCGTTGCGCCACTTAAAACCAGTTTTACTAGAACCGTCTCGTTCAATAAAATATGATTGTCCATCATCTTGAATCAAACGGTTTTTATTGTAACCTTTCCCTCCAGTTTGTGATTTAAGAAAATCGTCAATAAAAAATTGACCTTCTGAAGTATCAAGTTTAGGTTTAACTGGTCTACGAATTTCTAGTTTTTTAGCAGTATGAACAAGGTCATCTGCATGCTTAATGCCTGCTTTTAGCAGTTGTTTGATAGGCATCAGCTTATGTGATTCTTAATAACGTGTTCACGGAGCCTATTGACTCCAAATTCTGTCCTCATCCAACCCTGCCATTCATCACTACCTTTTCTTTGATTACAACAGGTGCAAGCTGGCACAATGTTGCTTGTAATCGTTTCACCACCCATAGAGCGAGGGCGAACGTGATCAAGAGTAAGTTCATGTAAATCATAAGTTTTTCCACAATAAACACATGTACAATCGAAGAGTTCCTTGACGGCTTTACGCCACAAGCGGGTAGCTTCGCTGCTTGTCATGGTTATTAAATGTTGTAAATAGTGATCAGGGGTTGGGAGGAGAGGTGTCATGCGCGCTGGGCTCCGCCTCGTGCACGATTTGTTTTGCGGTTACCCGCCACAAGTTTTCCGTTTTTACGGACAGCATCTTGGTCTCCACGAATTTTTAGTTTTCGCCGAGCAGCTTGGTGCTCACGTTTGTATGCTTTTGACTTGACGTATTTACCGCCAGGCGAGTTATCGCGCACATGTTTGCGCCTAGATGCTGCATTTTTTCGATAATGTCTGGCAGTTTTGCCAGGATTACTAACTCCTCTTGCCATAAAGTCTAGATTGAACGAGTTCAGGATCAACTTGTGGGATTACAGCTGCAAGCTTGTCAAGAGCGGTGCCTTCAAAGGCAATACCGCTAATGTCGTTGCTTTTTAGCCAATCACAAGCTGCCTTAAGGTCTTGTGTGGTTGCTTCACCAGATTTGATGCGCTTCAAAAACTCAGTAGTAACTAGTTTGTGAAGTTCATTGAACTGATCTTCTGTTGCTTTTTTATGCGCCATTTCGTAAAACGATTTGATCTAGTTTATTCTCGATACGTACCATGTGATCTTCCATACGTTTTGTCATAACAGACAAATCAGCTTTAGACACATAATCTTGAGCAACGCCAAGTTCTATTGCATCTATCCGCCGGTCTAACCCACTGATACGATCATGTACATTGTTGACTCGTTGATGGAGTCTATTGTTTAGAGCTGCTCCCGCCGCTATTCCGGCTATCGCTACGCTCACTAGTGCTTCCAGCATTATTTATAGATACAATAGGAATTATGTCGCTACACAAGTGTGCAACACGTGAGCCAGGTCTAAATGTAAAACCTTTTCTTTGAAGGTCTGCACATTTTTCTGCTCGTATCAGCTCATAGTTAAGCCGCATTTTTTGTTCATGACGTTTAGCAATAGCTTTGCATTGCTCAATCATGCCACTATCTAGTGGTATCATAAAGTTCACCTGTGCACCCCAGTTGGCGTTTTTAACATAGCCTTCTGGGTCAACTGGCCGTGTTTCGTTACCCATCATAAATGGGCTAAGCGTCATTGTCGGACCATTACAGGAATTGCTCCCTGCGAAGTATTGACGTGACGGCGCTCCATTGTTCTGGAATTGCAC